TTTTCACGCGCATCAATTGCCATAACTCATCACTTACGAAGTTGGGAACGATCCGTAGATGCTCCTCCAATTGTAATAGCCAAAAGAGTACCGCTCGTAACCCTTAACCAGCAAGTTATCAGTCACGAAATCCACTTGCATATCGGTTTCGAAACGAACACGCTCCATATACGACAAGCCATCAATGTTTGTGAGCAAGAACCAGGCATATGCAGAGGTTAAGAAGTCGTTGACCATATAACCTTCAGACAAGCCACCTGCCGTTGTAAGAATTGCGTTAACGTCGTTGTCCGCAGTACCTGGGCGCAATTCAGTCTTCGTAAGACGAATAGCAACAGGTTCAAGCTGCGGTGGAACAATCAACTTGCGAGCGCGAGCAAACACCTTCAAGCCAGCCTGATCGCGGAAGTTAGTGCGGACTGCGATCATCGCATTCAGCAACGTAGCTTCGTTAAGATCAACTTGAACGGTTGAGGTGTTGGCAACCGAGCCACCATCAATCGGATGGGCAGTCGAGCAAAGAGAAACGCCATCACCGCCAACAGCATTGTTGTAAGTGGTTGCGTTGTTCAATACTGAAGCGCCATAGATTTCCTTCGTCTGTTGGAAAGCTTCAACAAGACCAAGGTTTGATGGATGGAATTGCGTCTTGTAGATGTTGTCATCAATCGCCTTGCGGGTGATGGCATATCCCAAACCAATTTCCGTATGCTCCTGATTGTAAACAAAACGCTCACCAGCGCCTGAATCAAAAGCAGTTTGGCCACCTTCAGTCTTTAACTGAGCAAGACCGAGGAACCGAAGTTCAGCGGTACGTTCCAAGGCAAGCTTGGAATCATGTTTCGTGAAAATTTTGTCGTACTGAGATGGGATCATCTCGTACTTGCCTTCAATACCACGGAGACCGGGAAGGAGAAGGTCTTTGATCTGACTAAGATTAACAGCCATGACTCATTACTCCTTACGAGATACCAGTGTTTGCAGCGTTCGAGCGCCAGACTTCGTTGTTGAAGCCGACAATCAAGTTGCAATACTGAGTGGTTTGATCGCCACCATTTCCAAGGGAAACGGCATAGTCGACGATGATGAACGGCGAAGTGTTGGTTGTTGCGGTAGCATTGACATAAGCCGTTGAACGGCCAGTCGAGTTGTTACCACCCGTCGAGTTGCCCGACGTTGCGCCAGTCGTGGAGTAAGCAAACGTAACAAGCTGACCCTGAACGCCAGAGGTCTGAGACGTGGCCGTACCCGTGACAGGGAAGCCCGAACCAGAAGACTGGACAACAAAGCGAGCGTTTGGATCGTCGATAACATAAGCTTCGACGTCGCCCGTCGCGCCCGAACCAGGCCATGATGCGGACCAAACAACGCGGTTAAGGGATGAGCTGAGATATTTGCAACCAACAAAAATACCTGCAAGCTGAACCGAGCCGCCAGCAGTTGCTTGCGTGATGTACCCGTTAGCTGTCGAGGTTACTGGTTGTACTGGGTCGCCAGTAAAAATTGGCGTTGTATTACCGGAAGCAATACGGCGGACGGATTGAGCGAACGTCGGAGCGCCACCTGCACCACCCTGATATTGTAGAAAGCCGCTGGGCGCGAATGTGTTCGCCATGACGGGTTCTCCTCTCAGAGAGTTCCATCATCGCACACCGGGGCGACTAAGAAACGGGAAATAGTTTAATCTCCGCGCCGAGGGAGATTGGATGAACATAGAAGAAAATTCAGAAATGTAAAGAGGGGGCTTTCGCCCCCTCAACCCAAGCCTCAAGTTGGAGGCAACATAGGCTCATAACCCTTTGAAATCTTTGGAGCAACACGAGAATCTTCACGCCCCAACATACCTTTTGCCGAGTCAAGCGCTTGTTTACGGGACTCAACCGCATTACGAGCATTTGTATTGTCTTTACGGCGCATTTCATCCGTAATGACGGCAGGACGTTCCATTAAAATCATGCCCTTACGTTCAATTGTATTGCCAGACCCTTCTGGAACCATGCCGCGATGCCGAGAAGCCGGAACAGGCTCCCAACCCATTTGGATAAGCGACAATTGATATGTAGGATCTTCTTGGCCCATAATAAATTTGCGTTTCCATTCATATGACCATCCTTCAGGAATAGAAGAAGGATCAACATAAAATTCATCAACGCCATGATCGGTTATACCGCCGGCATTTTTAATTTCGGCGGCACGACGAGCTGCGCGAGCAAGCGGGCTTTCTTCACGCATATCAACCCGCATAGATGGACGCGATGAGGCTTCTACCGCAGCTTCTTCAACGGGAGAAACCGTTGGTGCTGCGGCTGGTTTTGGTTTTTCAGCGCCAAAAAGAGCGCTTTTACGGCCACGACGGCTAACAGGTGCATTATTCGTTTCCATATTTCATTCTCCTCAGAGTTTTCCTTCGCGCTGAAGCGCGACTTTGTGGCGGGCATATTCTTGGTCGGTCATCTGCATCATTGACGCCATTTCTCGCTCTGCTGATGTTAAACGAACGACATTTGGACGTGTTGTTCCCGTGCCTGTACCACTACGTGTTACAGGAGCAGCAGGAGGAGCAGACCGCCGTGCAATTGGCTTGGCAGCTTCTGACATTGGGTTATCATATTCCTCTGTTGGAGCGCGGTTAATGCCCAAACGGTTTTCAATAAACCGGAAATATTCCGGCGTATCGGCAACAATACCGTCGTCAAGAGCATCGGCATGAGCCCGCATGGCCCGATCAAGCTTCTTTGGGTTATTAAGCTGATTTTTGTTTTGGCGAAGCCATTGAGCAGACTCCGGCGTTACTTGTGAAGCTAATTGATCAACCAAATCAACGTGTTGAGGCGCAACAGGAGCAATTTTAGGAGCTTCTTCTTTTGCTTTTCTGCCGTTTTCAAGCGTTGAAAGCTTAGATTGGTTAACAATCATCTGCTCTTGTAGTTCAGCGGCCTGATCATAGTCACCAGTTGCCAAAGCATCACGATAATTGGCTTTTAATAGCTCATTATTGTGCTTTACTTGATCAATTGCATTCTTGATCATGTGCAATTCGGTTGAATCAACCTTGCTTTGGGCCTGATTAGCTTGCTCTTGCGCTTCTCTGGCTTGTTTTTGGGCTTCAATACGCGCTTGACGCTCTTGTTCAAGCTTTGCTTGCAGCTCACTAATGCCTTCTTCGGGGGACAAATCAACTTTAGTCGTAGGTCGAGGCGCTTCTTCGGCCTTTTCTACAATAACGTCGTCTTGTTTTTCATCTTCAATCGGATCAAGAATAATCTCAATCTGATCTTCGTCTTTTACATCGGATTCTGACATTTTGTTTCCTTAGAAAATTGAATCAGGATGAGGAATTGTGCTGCGAATAAAGGTGTCATCAATCAAACGACACAATACTTCATCGCCCGTCTCACGATTGTTGTAGGTCAAGCTCCATCCATCGGACGGGCGGGATACAACCCAATCGCCAACTTCGACTTTCATGTCCTTAAACCATTGATTTGATTCATCAACGAACGCAGACGGTCCCTTTTTAAGTACAAGACCGACTTTGCCCTGCCATTTGTCTTCATCGCGAGTCTTGTTGGTAATGATAATACCGCCAGCCGTCATTTCAGGCCGAATATAGATCGCGATCAAAACTTGATTATGGAAAACATTAAAGTTGGATATGTCTCCAACCGCTTTTAATATTTCCTGCCTAGCATCAACTTCATGCTTCATTACATAAGCCATAAAAAACCCCTTTAGCGTGTCTGTTCAACGATAGTGCGAGCTTCTTCACACCGCTCAAGAGCGACATAAAGACCCTGCATAGCGCCAACGTAATACCGATATTGAGCAAAATCAGAGACACCATTGTTGGTTATAATCTCTTGTATCCGTTCAATTTCCGCCTTTAAAAGTTTTCTAAGCTCTCGCTCAAATAGATCGTTAGTTGTTAACATTGTATCCTCTTATCCCCCTTTCCCTCTTGGAAGACGGTCGGCAAAAGAGGGGATTGCCGACCGTCCTGTTATGAAGGCGCCGTAGCGCCTACACGAACTTCTTATCTTGGTGGCTTCAAACCATACGCCTTAACTTTTTCAAGACGCCCAAGACCGCCACCGGCGGCGTGATCAATAACGTGTTCCGTCATAGCGCGACCACCATGCTTGCGAGCCATTGCCATGCCGCCTTGTGGTGGCATCTGCGGAGGCATACCTGCTGGCACACCCATTGGCATACCCTGTGGAGGCATACCCTGTGGCGGAGGAACCGGAACAGGACGTGCGCCACCAGCAGGAGCGCCCATCATAGGAGCTAATCCTTGGCCAGCACCTTGAGGATGTTGAGCGATCACAATGTTGACGTTTGTTTTGCCCTTGGTGCGACCGCCAGTTTTGCGACCAATACGACCGCCGCGCATTTCGCCCAAATCTTTCAAAGTCATTTCAGGCTCAGAAGCGCCTTCGTGATAGATAGGCTGCGCATTTTGATCAGGAACCTGACGGCTAAATACCATGCCTGGTTGGCCCGCTTGACCTTGAAATAAACCGTAATCAGTACGCGATGGAGGCAAGCCGCGACCCATCATGTTTTGCTGTTGATCTGGCCGCAACGATGCAGGAACAGCCGCATTATCCGCCCGCATAGCACGATTAAGATCGTTTGCCTGATTTTCAGCATACGTTTGAGCGTTATCGGTCCTCATCGCACTCTGAGCATTTTGCTGTGCTTGAGCTGCAATTTGCGCGGCTTCAGCGCGTTGTTGCGGATCTTGCATTGAGTTGGAACCTATACCGCCAAGGCCCGTTGTCGATGGCTTAGGAGCAGCTCTATGCTTTGGCACAACCGCACGGCTTGGACCCTGTGCAGCCATAGCTGATTGACGATCTTGTGGAGACATAGCCGAAATTTGATCAGGCGTTGCCTTATCCAGATTATGCCAACCCGTAACCAAATCGTAATATGCACCGCTAAAATCAGGAGAACCTGCTCCACCGCCGCCGCCTTTATGCAAACGACCGCCATCTTTTCTGGCAGTGCGACCGCCTGTAGGACGAACACCCGTCACTTCCATAATGTTGCGACCGCCATCTTTGCGGCCCATACGACCGCCGGAGCATTTGGCGCAACCGCACGACTCATGATGAACTTCGCCGCCATGCTTCAAGCCTTTCATGCTTTGCTGACGGTCATGCTTCTTGTCTTTGGCCGACTTTTCCCAAGCCCCCATTGACATCCCATATTTTTTTGCAAGCTTTTTGTCTTGTTCAAAATCCTTTTTGGAATGCTCCCATTCCGTTTTGCTGATTTTGCCGCCAGCTTTGCGAGGCATAGCCGCTGCCGCGTTCTTGGACATTGAATCAGCAACTGGGTTCATGCCGATAGGACCGCCGCCAAGCTTGTGCTTTGCAGCCCCGCCGCTCTTCATACCGCCAATATGCTTTGTACCAACGCGCTTTTCATTGGCCATTTTCTGATCGCGATTAAGCAAATCATCAACCGACATTGCACGACCGCCGCTCTTGCGAGGCTTGCGACCTGCATGGTGAATGGCGTCTTTACCGTGGTGCTTGCCAATAACTTTGCCGCCCTTTTTAAATTGGCGCGGCGAAAGAGGACGCATACCCGTCTGTACGGTAGCGTCTTCAGCGTCAGGAGGCGTATAGCCAGACGCATCAATCGGCGTTCCACGGGGATCTGGCCCTACAAGCCTTTGGGCTTTACTTTTTAACGCTGCGCGAGCAGCTTTTGCAGTTGACGACATTATACTCTCCTCGAGGGGTTATTACGGGCGTCCCCGTGTGTGCTGCTGGGCAAGTGTTACGGCTTCGTGCAGCGGCGAGCCGGATCTCGGAACAACAGAAAGGGCGCGATCAATTAGATCACGCCCTGCGTTGGAAGGTAAACTTTTGGAAGTGTTTACTTTGTGTGGTGTTGCAGCTTGCTGGTCATCACCACCGCCTTCGACAGCACCGTCGGTAGCATAACCCTTGCGGGCAAAATGCTTGGCAACCATTAGAAAATGATGACGATTGTAGCTCATTAGCCAGCCCTTACATCATTAGGATCAAGAGGTGCTTCATTGCCTTCCAACCGGTTCAGCATATCCGGCTGGATTAAAGAATTAACCAACGGCATTATCTGCGGATTCTTGGCCAGTTCTTCGGCAAGCTTGATTGCCGCCAACCGTTCACGGCTTTCACGATCCCGCTTACGGTTTTCGGCATCAAGAATCGCATCTTGATTCTTCTGCTCAATCTCTTGTTTGCGAACCATAATGTCCGCAACCTTGAGCTGATCCGCTTGAGGATTTCCGCCAATACCGCCTTGCGCGCCCTGCTGGACCTGCGCAACTTTGGCTTGCGCCGTAATCATTTTGGCTTGAGCCGCCATTTGATCCGTCTGAATCTTGGCCTGAATAGCCATAAGTTCAGGAGGCGGAGACTGCTGCGCTTGAGGCGGAGCCAAAAATTGCTGTGGATTAGTCCAGCCAATGGCCTGAAGAGCCGCCGTATCAATCGCAATCGGATCATACATCGACGGATTAGCAGCCTGAAGCTGCTTCAATGCCATAATTTTCATCACACGCTGGGCATGACTTGCTGTGTTTGGATCTGCCTGTGGCACAAGGTCGCAGTTTTCTAAAGCCCGCAAAAACGTCTGCTCATCCCACGGTTTGGCAGGACGTTTGTTGCGCTGCCAGAAACTCTCAGGATTTTCCTTAAACAACCGCGCCAGCATCTGAAACTCTTCAGCCTGTGCAGCGTGCATCCGTTTGTGAACCGAGTTCATAACCTTTGTGGCTTGCTCGATCATCGCCAGCGTTGTGCCAACCGGTGCATCAGCACGGCCTTCACCAACTTGCTGTTCTGACGTTCCGCCAATCCGCATCCCCGTCTCAGCCATTGCCGCCGTTAGGTTCATAAGACCTGGGCCGACATCCTTATAAGGCAACGGCATAATTGCTTGGTTGATAGGCATACCGCCAGTCTTGACTAACGCACCACCGCCAGGCGGTACACGAAAGATGTTCGTATTTTGCCGAGCGCCCGTATCAGACATTAAAAAACCTGGGAAGTTGGCATACATCCCCGCGTCCAACATCTCACGCCAAGCAGCCGTCAGCGCATTCGTCGTGTTGCCTAAGATGTGGAGGAGACCCAGATCATAAAACCCCAACCCTGGTACAAACGTGTACTTAACAAAATTGACGCGAGCTTCGGGCAGCTCGACATCATCTTCGTCGTAGTTGCGAACGATAGAAAGGATTTGCTTTGATGATACATCAATCGTAACGCGGTAAGGAATTTCAAGACCGCTCTCCTTGCCTTTGTATTTATGCTCAAAACCGGCAAGGTCCAGCTCGCAATAGCACTCGTATATCTCACGATCCCTATCTTCTGGATTGCTGGTATCAGGCGAAATGCCTTGCTGCGATTTCTTTTCCAATTGCACCGCGTCAAGTTTGGCAGCACTAGGCGCCGGCAGATCAACGTCGCGATAAACGCCAAGGATCTGCAACCGCTTAACCACGTTTGGCCGCATCATCGACCGATGAGTAATCCGCTTGGCGTTCCTAAGATCGGTCGCTTCGTTGTTTACAATCAAATCGTCGGCATCCACCGACTCAATCACAGGCCGATTGCGAAGCGGGCAAAAATAACCTTTTTTAAACGCCGTGCCGCCAAAGCCCAGCATTAACAACATCCGGTCAGTGTCGGGGTAATATTCCGTCGCTACCGCCGTGAGATAATGGTTCATATCTTCTTCAAGAGCGTTCGCATCCTGATCTTCTTGAAGATTTGCGTTGTTGTTGTCGTCGCGAATCTTTACCGGCCCGTCAGTTGGCAATAATTCGGATCTCGCATTCGCCTGAAACCGCAATACAGCTTCGAGCAGTAACGGATGCCTGACCCGTGACATACCCTCGACTGGAGCGCCGTCCGCCGCCCCTGCCAACCCAGGGACTTCGATCTTGAGGCCGAGGAGCTTGAGCCCTTGCGTTCGGTCTTCAATCCATTCTTGGCGGCTTTGGATGTCTTCTCTGATGCCACGAAGCAGCTCCTCAGATATTCTGGACAGCTCATCGTCCGTGATGTCGTCAACCAGATTGTCAAACCAACCTTGCCGCTTGCGTTCACCTGCTTCACCTAATGGTCGACCGTCAAGGCTAACCGTGACCGATCCGTCGCCATGCTCAATCTTGAGAATAGCGCCGTTCTGATCAATTTGAGGCATATCAATGCCCTCATCGGCCATTTGAACGATGATATCGGCGCCTTCAGGCTGATCGGGATCTTCCGGCGCAGCTTGGCGGATGTTCGGCATAAGGCCTGGCGTTAATGGCATGACGGTCGTCCCAAATCAAAGAAGCCTGAAAATAGCACAATTCAGGCAGGATACAACGGAGCAGGTTCTTTTGTCGGTATTCTCTTAATCTCATCAAGCTCAGATTGCCGTTCAGCAGCCCGTTGAAGCATACCCAAATCACGCAGATGACGCAGCGCCTGACTAACAGTGTCAACCAGATCATCATGCTTTCCTTTCGGAAAAACGCTGACTTGCTGAATAACCATGTCGGCCCACACCTTGTCCGGCGCGTAAATCATGCCTTCGTCGAACAAGTGCTGAACAGAATAAAGGCGAGCCATCTTGTCCAACCGCCCCACAGGCTGAAGCTGAACCGCAAAGTTCTCATGGCTGTAAAGACGGCGAAGCTCTTGGCTAACCGAGATCCCCGCCGCTGTCGATTCAATCAGAAGCTTGTCCGCCTTTCGTAGCTTGCAGGTGGCGGCAACCTTTTTGACCAGTTCGTGGATCGGCAGTTTTTCTTGCCAAGCATCAATCAGCATTACCTTTGGCAGCATTTCGCCATAGGTGCGCTCGATCTGAATCGTCTTACCGTCAGATCCAAATAGCTTGTTGCCTTGGCTGACCGAATCAAAGCTAAAAATCCCCCAAACCGTCAAAGCCGAATAATCGCCCTCCGACTTTTCGGTATAAGCCGTATCAAGCGAGGCCAAGATATAGTCAAACTCAGGGAATTGCGTATCGGTGTCGTCCCATTTGAGCCAAGATTCGTTGCGAATAATACCGCCACCGCGAGGCGCCGGCTCCTGCTGCATCTGCCCAGCAAAAGCATATTCGCCCATAATTTTACGGTCGCGGGTAACGACGTCTTGCGGAAACCGATCAGGGAATAGCAGGTCGCCAACTTCAGTTCTGATGTCGCTATAACCAAGCTTGGTGGGATAATCGCGCAAAGGATCATACAGCATCGGCAACATGATGTGGTCATAGCCAAGTTGACGGTCGAGGATCTCACCGCTGATATCGCCTTGATGGAGCCGCTGCATGACCACAATGATTGAGCTGCGATCAGGGTTGTTGACGCGGGTCGGAACGGCTTCGAGGAACCAATCAACCGTCGTTTGCCGTTGTTGTTCGGAATTGGCGCCTTCGACCGAGTGCGGATCGTCAATAATGACGAAATCGGCACGGGCGCCGGTAATTGCGCCGGCAGACGTTGCTTGCCGCCATCCCGTCGCGGTATTTTCAAATTTGGTCTTTTGGTTCTGATCGGACGTCAATTGAACGTGAGGCCAACGCTCTTGATACCATTCGGACATGATCAAACGCCGCATACGCATATTATCGCGGATGGCCAGATCTTGGCTATGCGAGGCGCAAAGGAAGCGCGTCGACGGCATATTGCACGGCCCCCAAACCCACGCCGGCATAAAGACGCCAATGAGGAGCGATTTCATAAGGCCAGGCGGCACGTTGACCAGCAACCGATTATACGGCTTGCCGTCAACCTCTTGGCCGTCAACCATTGCCTCAAGATGTTCGGAAATGAAATCAATATGCCAACCGTGAACGTAAAGTTGTCCTGGCTCGACTTGATCCCACGCCATTTTGACGAACGTCGCTAACGACGCCTCGCACTCGATCCGGTCGCTGTCCAGCAGCTCTGCGTCGATATCGATCAATTGACCGCCGACGTCAAGGAAAGCCATTATTTGCCGCCCTTGGCCGCAAGAAGAGCCTGGCGAAGCGTTTCACGCTGATCGGGGTCAAGCTCGCGCCAGTCGATCTTTGACGTGGCTTCGGTCTTGATTGCACCACCATCAGCGCCCGTCAATTCAGTTAGCGTCTTGTCGCCATACTTCTTTGGAGCGATTTTGGACGCAGCCCACTTTCGAGCGTCCATTTTGAGCCGTGCAAGGTTTGCGTCGGTCGCAGTGTCAGCAATCGTAACGATTTCAGCAGCATAGCGATCAGCTTGCTCCTCGCGTGCGCGGGCGTATCTGTGAGCAAATTCGGGGTTTTTTTCCAACCACTGATAAACGACACGTTCGACGGGAAAACCATCTTTTCCGCAAAATTGATGCAAAGCGCGACCATTTGCGAGCTCATCGCATATTTTGTCAGCCATTGCTTCGGTATAAGTTGACGGACGACCGACAGGCAGTTTGTCAGCTTCAGCCTTCTTTTTTGTCATGGATTCCCTCATAAATCGCCGAGACGACGTTAATCGCCCCGACGATTAGCACAAATTGCAGTTTAATCAAAGTCAGGCTTATGAGCTGGCGCTAACTTGGCGCTACGCATGGCGGCTTGACCAAGCGGAGTATCGGCAAGCATACCGAGAGCGTGGAGATAAGTGTCCATAATGGCCTGTTCCGCTTGGCGTTCGGCATCGGACTTTTTGCGTGATGCAATGACTTTGCGGAGGATTTTGACATCAAAGCCGGATGATTTTGCTTCGGCATAGACTTCGGTAATGGCTTCAGCAGCCGCCGCTTTTTCCTGTTCCAGATTCTCAATACGTTCGACAATAGCTTGTAATTGATTGTTAGACATAAGTATTTCCTTCGTTTTTATGGCACGATTGCCGCGATGACATTAGCACAAAAATAATTTTAAAAAAGTGCATTTTTTTCTTTTTTATGTGTTGACAATGTGAAGAACCTGCACTATCTTATTTTTGTAAGGTTGATTTGGAAAACAAAAGGAGATTGAGAAATGGCTAAAATAACCATCGCAACCGTTAAAAGTTTCATGAAGAAGAACGAAGGCAATCTTTTTGTAAAGGCAAAATCGGGCTTCGACGGAATGGTTGATTGTGTGATGCC